AAGGAACTCCAGAGTTCTTTTGTCTGTCTTAAACCCATGAGCAGCAATAAAAGAATTAGCACTGGGACTAAACTTTAACCCAGCCACTTTGTTATTAGGTACAAAGATTACACCAGCAGTATCACACTTAACACAACGCCGTTTGGCCTTGCCCTTGCTACCATCTTTCTTTCTAGGGAACGAGTAGCCCCTGCCCTGACATGTAGTACATTGAAACACTTGGGTCTTGTATATAACGTCACTGTTTTTATCTACAATAGAATAGAACTCTTTCTTCTTAGTGTACATAGGAAAGAGAGATGCCCATGTGGACTTGTCTTTAGGCTTACGACTGTAGATCACCCTACTCAATTGTTCTGGAGAAGATAGGTTGATAGGTGTATCGCCCATAAGCTTGTGTACCTGCTCTTCAAGAGAAGCTACTAACACAGCACGCTCTTCAGTAAACTCCTTACGAACATCCTCCAGTACATCAAGGCTAACCTTAAAGCCTCGTTGATATACACGAGCAAGTAGTACACACATGTCATTAGTCAAGTCTAGTATAGGCTGCAGAGGACTGTACGTTTCCTTGAACATCTTCTTACGTAGTTCATTAGATAGTTCTTGGGTACTACGTACATCCTGTAAGCAATACTCAAGCAGTTCATCTTTAGGTATTGAGTCAACAGTAACACCCTTCTTAAGATACTCTGACAGGGTACCGAGCTTCTGATTAGCTAGCTCGTACCTCTCAGCTACTGCGTCAAGAGACAACGGCAACTTCACTGATCGTTGCAGTACATACTCTACCAGTAGTGTATCAAAGACGGGACCATCATACTCGAAGCCACACTCCCACAGCCAGATCAATTCATGCTGTGCATTGTGACATATAAGTACAGTAGCCTCCGATAGTAACTCTTGTAAGGCAACATGGGCATCGTTGCTATACTCTACTTCTTTGTGGTTAAACCAGAAGTGATGTTCCACCCCCGTATCTGTCTTAGCACACACAAGCACTAACTCGTTACCCTCAGTGAAAGGGTCCAGCATAAGCTTTCCCTCTGGGGAACGACATGCTGTGTTCTCTATGTCAATAGTTAGTTTCATTACGCTTCGTACCTCGCTGTTAACGGGTTAAGTACTGTCGTAACTTTACCATGACGACCAGTGAGTTTGTTCTTAACGATACACCAGTGCCTAGTCCAATCTTCCTCCTCTTGTCCATCAAACGTGGGGTTGTTAGTGATACATATCAAGAGGTCAGCTTCAGATGCCTTACCTGTTTTCGATCCTTCAAGCATTGACATGCTGGCATTGACCTTACCCTCTGCCTCTGCCGACAACTGTGACATAGCAAAGATAGCTGTGTTGTATTCTTTACCTACAATACGTAGTCGAATGTACGTAGCCTTAAGCTGCTCATGTCCAGCAGTGAATGTACCTCCGGGCAAAAACTTATCAGCCATGTCTGCGATTAAGATGTCAGGCTTGTATGCTTTAACTGCACCTTCTAGCCTGTCCATGTCCCAGCTTGTAGCGTCAGAGATAAACAGATTATCTTTAAGTAAAGCAATACGCTTTTCTGCTTGGCTCTTGTTCTTTCTGATCTCATCAAGGGACATACCACAACAGGCAGTGAGATACCTACCGGCTACACGAGTAGCACGTTCCTCATTAGCCAGCACCATAACCCTTGCCCCTTGCTCAATGAAGCCACCGGGACCGGCACACAAGCTGGCATGGCTACTAGTCTTGCCTGTGTTAGGTCGTGCAGCAGCGACAATCAACTGACCGGCATTGATACCCGGAATCATTTGAGCAACAGTAGGGATGTTGATAGTCCACTTAAACTCTAGATCATTCTGTGTAAGTAGATACTCAATGTCTATAGGCTCAAAGTCTACCCGTAGAGAAGGGGTAAAGTTATCTGCATGTTGATCAATGAACTCACGTACTGGGTGTAAGGATGTGATCTCCCCATTGGCTATCTTAAACGACAGGTCAGCCAACTCATCAGCAGATGCTTCACGGTTTAACTGGGTCAGCACATCATGTGCTACCTCTTTGGATAGAGGCTGCTGTGTAAGAACCTTCTGAAAGATACTACGATACACATCCTTCTGTGCAGAAGTAAGTGCAGGATTAGCAGCGAAGAACAAAGCTTCTAAGTCATCAGTACCTAAGTCTTCCTTGTATCTAAACATAGCATCATCAAGGACACGCTTGATTGATTTAGTTTCCTTCGATCTGAACACGCCTTGTCGTGCAAAGACTTTGTTAGTGTCATAAAACTCTTTGTTCAAGAGCGTCTTCATTAGTCCGAGTTCCATACTCATCCTGCAAACTTCCTTAAATAAGCCATGTCTGATGGCATCCTATATTTGATATCGTCCTGTAAGTTTAGTGCATAAACATTTGGAAAGGTAGACCTAAGTGTTGAGGTAATCTGTAGTGTCTTACGTTTAGCATCAGGGTCTAGTGCAACAATGATCTTTGAATAAGGTTTAAGGTAGTCAACGTATTGGGCAAGAAGGTTAGTACCTAACAACCCAAAGCCTACCAAATTCTCCATCTCACCGACAACACTTGCCGAGACACAATCCTCCACAACCACCACAACCTCACCCTCCCCATATACGTAAGGGACTTGTGCTTCACCATAGCGTTTCCATTTAGGTACGTAGGTGTTACCTCCAACAGCACGACCAGTAGCATCGACAATTTTTCTATCCTTTTTAACTAGGAATACAACGCGATCTTCCTTGACATCATACCTAGTGTCTATGTGTCTAGCGTTCAAGTCATACTGCAACATCCACTCATTCATTGCAGGGTGTGACCTTACCCAATGGGTAGGCTCATTAAATTCTACGTTCTTTTGTGCCTTGCTTTCTTTCATGTTGCTTAGGTCAGCAAGAGTAATAGGTCTACAGGACTTACCTGACAGCTTACAAGTATTCTTATAACAGTTGTATAGTATACCTCCTATGTTTCTTGAAACAGTGAACGTGTTTCTACCCCCACATACCGGACAGTCACCCCGGTAAGAGGCGTCTATATCCAGTGGTGGTATCTGATCGAGGGCTGCTTGTAATAACATAGCCTACCTGTAACCGTAGTGCATTATAATTCCACTGAAGTATATCACAAGTATAGCAGAGTTCAACACAATTAAAGCACGATCAAACCATAACAAACCAACACACAACCATAGTGACACACCCGCTGCCATAATAAAAAGATTGTAGGGTTCAATATCATATGAGTTAAACACTGCCCCAACAATAATTGTAAACGTAGCCAGCCACTTGATGTACCAACTAAGGTCGTGCGTTGGTGTTTTCTTTTTCACTTCACACCTCATTCATTAAGTTGAAAGTTTCTTTTAGTTGCTGCGTTCCTAGCCTGATCAACACTGATCCTAGTGTATGGTGTAAGACTAGCACGACTCTTGTGTCCACTGAAGGACATCATCTCATTATCAGTAGCACCATGATTAGCTAAGTCAGTCAGCACTGTACGGCGTATGTCCCTGAACTGTAGCTTATCTGGTATGTTAGCAGACCTAGCTAACCTCCTGAAAGTATGGCGTAATCCGCTTTCAGTGTATGGTTCCATAGTGTTAGGATTGGGTACAACCCAAGGTTGAAATGCATAGTACTCCTTTTGATCAATGATCATTCGCTTAAGATTATCCGAGATAGGTATGCCGGGGATATGTTCTCTAGTTTTTTCAATAGACTCACGAACATATAGCTGCTGCTCTAAGTCAAAGTTTTCCCATTGTACTAACCTCATATCTCCAGCACGTTGACCTAACTCTGCATTGATACGAATGAGTAGGCCAATGTTTCTCCATCGCCTCTCAGCGAAGGCTGTCTTGAGTATGCTCTCAAAGTTAGCGTTAGTCCAGACAGTATGTCTCGGTGCTGCTTGCATCCTTTCTACTAGGGACCAAGGGTTCCTGTCTAACAGATCGTGTTTGATTAACACGTTCCATGCTCGCACTGCTACCTGCACTGTGTAGTTAGCACCACGAACACCCTCACCCTGTGACTGCTTAATCATTAGGTAGTACAAGTCTTGGCAGGTAGAAGGTCTAAGCTTGTCAATAGCTACACTACCTACAGTCTTACCTTTGTACTTAAGTTCACATAGCTTACGCAGTAGGTATGCATACTGATTGCGAGTAGCATCACGGCGAATAGCTATAGTAAACTGTGGTAAGCTTAGATACTTTCCTACTGCGTCACTTAAGGTTTTTAGTGAGGACATGTACATACTCCTCTAGCTCTTTTATTTTATTTCTAAGCCTAAAGATTTCATCATCAACTGAAGGATCGTAGGTAGCTATTAACTTATCTAAATACCACTGGCACTTATTCAAATCCTCTACTGGCTTACCCTTGTAGGTGTGTCGCCAGAGATACTTGAAGCAATTACCAGATAGGTATCCTTGTAGTTGTTCTGTGTTTAAGAAAGCCTCAATCGCCTGTATGCACTCGATCTGTCCAGTGTTGTAGTGCGAAGGGCTGTTAACATTATCAAGGGAGTTGGCTGACGACATAGCTGCACTCCTCCATCTCCTGTATTTTATTTCTAAGTCTAACGATCTCATCAGCAGCATCGTTTAAAAGACCAGTCCAATAAGGCGCTAGTGTTGGGCGCATTGTTCTAAGTACTTCAACGAGGTCTTGTTCTTGAGCTTTCATAGTGTACCATACTCCTCTTGGTCTATTGAATAATATACATTGCCTAATTCAGACAGATGTATGTAGTGCTGACATACCATACAAGGTTTAGCCAACCTAGCTGCACCATCCCTGCCAATACGAATGACATACATAGTGTATCCTGCAATGTTATCAAGCCCTGCTCGAAACATAGC